GTTCATAGTTTCCCGAAACCGTTGTCTTCATATCACCCTGAACAGTCATATTCATATCTTGTTCTACTCTGAGAGAAGCATCCCCCTTAACCGTGATATCGTGTCTACCTGTAATGATAACCTCATTCTCACCATATGTTACAGTCTGTTGGCCATTGTGGGCTACAATTTGAACCGCACCATCTGGCATGAATATCATCTTTGAGCCACCGCGATGCTGAATGATTATGCTTTCGTTATCCTTGCTGTCATCATAGATAATACAGTGTCCACTCCTAGTTTTGATTTCTTCAAAATCAGGATACTTCATAGACCCTTCTTGTTTTCTGATATCTTCCCACTGCTTTACATTAGTGGGCGTCTTCATTGCATCTTCAGCACTTCTTTTAGTTTTTACGGGGGCCATATTAATTCAACTCCATTCAAAATGCCAGTGTGCCTAGCCATGTTGTTAGTGCCTTACTGATAGTTTCAATATTCATGTTTTCCTTAGCCTTTGCACCAACTTCGGGCTTCATTCTAGTTATCATTTCTGCTAGATTTGATGCTCCCTTGGAATCAAAATGTGAAAGTCCTGGAGAAGCGCCAGTCAAACCACCAAAAGCGGATGCGAATGAAGTGATGGCACTTAAAACATCTTGACCAGATGAATTTTTTGTGTTACCATCATAGTCTATCGCTTGACTAATATTGCCAAAAAGCGTTTCAACCTCTTGAATATAATCCTCAAGCTGGTCTAGACCAAACAAAGTTGTATCTGTCTGTAGTCTCCTAAAAATACCATATAAGTCTCTCATATTGTTTATCTTGGAAGTATCGCTAAACAACTCTATGGCGTTTTGAATGTAAACATCTTGATTGACTCTACCAATTGTTGCAAATGTTGAATTCGTTCCATACTCAACATTCTGTATTAGAGATAGAATGCTTGTCAATGCTAGAGACATTTCTCTTGGCATATTATTGAAAATTTCATTCTTATTGCTAGATGGCATTAAATCAAATATTTTACCAATAGCTAGATTAACGCCAGGAAGATTACCAAGAGCATTACCACTCAAAATGCTGCTGAATTGCTGAATTGCTGTTGGAATGTTTGAGATACCATTTGGAAAGACGCCATTAAGTGGAGGTAGTCCTGCTTGCCCTTGAATACCTTGAACAAGCTGGTTCTTCCATTCATCATTTTCTCCATTCTGGTCTTTAATCTTATAGACCTCTGCACCACGTTCAGTTTGCTTTTCTACCTCTGGTGGTTTATAAATTCTCTGAGGCTCGCCAACATATCTATCATATCCATATGGATTACTATTCCCTGGAGTGCCTGTCTGACCTTGCTGTGATATCACTGAACTCTCTTCAGTCCCAAGCATTATCAATTTGCCAAGTGTTTTGTCTTTTATGAAATAGCAGACAGTACCATCTTCTGGCGGTCTTGGAAATGATGTGACGCCCAATTGATTTGGAGTTTGCATAGGTGGCTCAAAATGAATATGGTCATCTTGAACATTGTTGCCGTGTGGTGGATGTATTTGTCTGACTTTATATCCACCTCTTTGTGCTGGATCATCTTTACTAGCAAAAACCATTCCAACACAAACACCGTCAAATGTACTTGGATATCTTGACATTACAGTTCACCTCTTCCTACAGTCTCAGAAACACAATCCATTGTTATTGTAGAATATCCACCAGCCCTTATGTTATGCACGATACTGGATATTAAATAATCACCTGAACCATAATTTGATGCACCAGAAGGCTTGTGTGGAATAAGAACCCTAATAATATCTCCTGCATGGATTCCCGTTGTCCATGGAACAGTCATTCTCAGTGCGATGTCTCCCTCACTCAATAGATTCATTCTAGCTTGTCTTAGTAGCATATATTTTTCAACATTTGTAGGACAACCCTCAAGTGACGGATTTTGCAAATCTGAAAAGACTTGTGAGAAGTTCTGACCACCAACTCCACATGGACCACCCTTAAAACCCAAGAGAGAAACGATCTTATCTGCTGGTCGATATATCAATAGGGATTTACCACCACCAACACCATTTAATATATCAGATAGCACATCAAAATCAGCGGGGAAAGAATGGTTCATTATAGCAAACTGCCTGAGACCATTTGAGAGTTGCTGAATAGATGAATACTTACCATCGTAACCACTATCTGCATGGATATATTGATACTTTGGTGCACCCTGAGCCATTCTTTTTAAGGACCTGAAATGGTGTAGACCTCTTGGATCACCTGACCCCTCAGACATTCCCTCATATGTCATAAAGTGTACGAATGATGGGTCATCACCACTCGCCAATGCAACATCTGCTTGTTGCGATACCACCTGAAACGGATGAATGTTGTCTGCAATATAGTCTCTTGGTGGCTGAGATGCTTCCATTATACCCAATCTGGCATCTGCACATCTAGTCAAGACTTCTTGCGTTACCTGTGTTGGTGTGGAACATTTCCAGCTATGGCTAACGAGATTTTTGGCATCGGTCAATAGTGTTTGGTCGCACAATCTTAATTGAAATTCTTCATTATTAAAATCTAAAGGTTTTCTGCTATCTAATCTATAGAGTCTTTGAGTGATGTTCATTTCATCTCTAATACCAGCATCAGCTAGTATTGGTCTTTTGACCTTTATGTCAACAATTTTATTCTTGAATAGTTCAAGAATTTTTGGACCTTCTTCTATATGATTAAAACTATGAAATTTTAAAGATGTTTGCAGGAATGGTGTTAGCAAACTCTCAACAAGAGTGCATTCAACAAAAGATGTGTCCTTTAATAGGCGCGTTACACTCTCATCATAGAATTTTACTTCTAGAGATGTTAATGTCCTTTCACTATTGCCTAAATCAGAACCTGTAGAGACTGCCATATTATCTTACTGTTCTTATAAAGTCTGGTGAATATTTCATTAGAGTTTTCAATTCGTTCATGATCTGACTATAGAATTCTTTTTTGACTAGTCTAATATTTCTTTTAGATTCGTTCAGTTCATCTTCATAATCATAATATGTTACTGCTTTCTTATATATTGTCTCTGTAATAGTGTCACCAGATACTTCGTATGTGTTTACAGATTGGGTGGCTGTTAACTCATCATAATAATATTCTTCAGCACCAGTATCTAATGAAGTGTCTTTTACTGAGAGAATTAATGCTGTTGTATTTGCTGGAGTAATAGTAATAATTTCATTGTCTTCAAAAGCTAGATTATTATCTGAACGCACAATATGAGTGCTTGATTGTGATCCAAGATAGACAATAGTTCCGATTGCATTAGAACTTTGTCCTACGACACCATTACCTAATGATAATGAGCCCTTAATGAATATTTCCATAATATAATATGAGCCTTCATCAATATTAATACGTTTTGTTGTGGTTGTATTTGTTGATGAATTGTGCCTCTCAATAACTTTCTCATAGTGATGGATACCCGTCTTCGCAGCCTCAATAGAACCATATTTGTCTTTGATATGATTGATGAATGATTTGTTATCAAGAGGCCAATCATATTGAGCATCTTTCATGTTGTTGGCATATAAGATAATCCAGTGTGCTTCTGGATCACCATATAACTTGTCAGCTAAAATTTCTGGTCTATCGCCATCTCTAATCGTATAATACCTATATGCACTTGCATTATTCAATATTTCTCTGACAAACCCCACTCTTGCCAAGATATTAGTGACAAGCTGATAGTTTGATAGGTCTGCACCATCAATATCATAACTTACTTTTGGGAAATATTCAAAATATCTTGCCATTATTAGAATCCTTGAAGAACTCTTAGTTTGTGAGTGATTTCGATTTCTCTAAAGCCCATACTAAGTCTTACACCTAGTGGCGCACCATTCTTGAATGTGGTATACATTCCACCAAAAGGTGCATAATCAATATCCAATCTTTCCATAACGCATGTATTAATTCTGGGCATTTCAAGATTTTCTTTACCTTTATTGAAGAAAGTGATGTCAAATTCTGCTGGTGGAATGAAAGTAAATCCAGCGAACTTGGTATCAATCTCTGGTGCAGAATGGTATCTTAAAGTTTTTATGATTTGGTTTACAGCAATTGATTCTAGTGGGTTTCTTGGAGTAAGAAGAACCTCAAACATATATTGCTTTTGTCTAGTGCTCGCAAATAGCACTTCAACTCTTGGGTTGATGGGATAACCAGCAATTCTTGCTGCTGAGTTGATATATCCAGTTACACCATCAACAATTGCACCACCTGTTGTTCCACCAACAACAGCCCCACCTGGACCAAAGATAGACCCACCTATAGAGCCAGCTATTGTAGCAGCACTTTTAGCAAAACCTGTTAGAAGGCCACCACCAAGTGCAGTCAAACTAATGTCTGGATAATCATTAAATGATGTATGAACAATAGAAGCAGGCATATGAAGGGCGATTGATTCAGCTATTCTTCTGGTGTTTCTTGGAACAGAAAGTGCTTCTCTATCTCCACCAACACCCGCTCTCTGCCCAAAGTTTGTAAGCCCTTCGTTGAACCTTAGAATGTCAACCTTTGATGCGTCACTGGGTAAGAAAGATTGAAACTGAGGAAAGTTTGTTCTTGGTTCTGCATTATTAAAGTCTGTGGTGTTCTTGGCTGGAACATTAATATTAATCACCATATAGTGACCAACATCTTCATTTCCCAAGTCTGATGGGAATGTCTTAAAGTTAAAATCGTATCTTGATTGTGTTAAATCATTATCTGTTATAGTGGTGCCGGGGATAAAGTCTTCAAGACCTTCAATTGCCTGAGTAGCTACTTCTGTTATGCCACCTGATTCATATGCATTGATAATTTCCTGCCACCAACTTGTATCTGATTCAGCCATCTCTAGCCCTTTTATTATTGATTATATATATTTATATGACTTATAAAGGCAAATATAAACCTAAGCATCCTGAGAAGTATGCTGGTGACCCAGATAATATTACATACCGCTCTCTATGGGAGTTGCGTGTTATGAAGTATTTAGACAACAACTCTGCGGTTTTATCGTGGGGAAGTGAAGAACTTGCTATACCATATGTGTCTCCAGTTGACAATCGTCCACATAGATATTTTCCAGATTTTATCGTCAAGGCTAAGACAAAAGAAGGTGGTATACAAACAATGCTGCTTGAAGTCAAGCCCAAAGCCCAGACCAAAGAGCCCAAGAAACCTAAGAGACAAACAAAGCGATATCTAAATGAGGTTATGACATGGGGCGTAAACCAAGCCAAGTGGAAATCTGCAATGGAATTCTGTGCAGACCGTAAGTGGATTTTTAAGTTAATTACAGAAGATGAATTGGGTATTTAGTATAAATACTACTATAATCTCCCAGAGGTAAAGAAATTGGCACCCA